AATGATCCTAGAAAAGGCAATGAAAGGTGTCCTACTCGGTAAGCCCATCTCTCTACTCCTCAAGACTTTCACTAAAGTAGGAGAGTGGCAAAAAGCATTCATCCAGCGCTTCGTCGCCCCTGAGTAATCAGGTGAACAGGCACTAGAAGGTAGGCCAAGACAAATCTGGGGACCATGTCCCGAGCTCAAGACCCTACCTGGATGGATCAACAAAGCCTTTCTTTATGCACTAAAGAAAGCATTCCCAGTAGTGATCTGCGGTTACTCAGACTAACAACTCGCTGACAAGATCACCCAAGATAGACGTCGAATTGCGGCAAAATGGGGTTGGCAAGGATGCAGCGTCTTCACCTTTGACGGCAGCTCCCACGACTCCCACCAGCACTACAAGCTCATTCAGCTGGTTGACGTTTTCCTTTTCTCGGTTTGTCTCCCACGTTTTTACGACTTTTGGTGTGTTCCAGAATGTCTTCGCATTGAAGCAAACAAACCCGTCCTTGAACTCTGGTTCCCTGCAGAATGCACAGTCAAGATTGGTAAAGAGGTCTTCCTTCTTTACTCACTCGAAATCCAGGGCACCACTTTTTCCGGCCACCCGACACGCACGACATTAGGAAATTCGCTCAGAGTTCTATTCTTTATCCTCTTTATCCTTTTCACGATAGGGATGGATTATTCCTAGCTCTACGACGTTGTACGTAACAACAGTAGCGACATAGCTGTCTACGTCGCAGGTGACGATGTGATGATTTTCGGTCATACCGAATTGATTGACAAACTCGCCAGCACGTTACGGTTATCCCACGCTCCTGATGTTCTACAAGGTTGTTGGGGTTTAGGGTAATGCGCCCGTGAGAGTGCAATCAACGACTTCGATTTCGTTGACTTCCTTTCTCGTGATGGATACATGAAGGGTGAGAACTTCGTTGTGGTCCGAAAACTAGACCGTCTGGTCAATGATGGAAACATGAGTAAGAAGCTACCCAAACTCAACTCCAAAAACGGCAAGCTTCTCGACCAACTCATTAACGTTCAACGTTACATGATAGGCGCACTCATGAAGCTCATGTCTCGCGGCTTAAGATATCAGGAATAACTTGCTGATCACAAGCTCACACATTCCTCACCCAAACAAGCAGCAAAATGGATACGCATGTATCATCATGTATATTCCGAACAGATTACTAAGATATCCTCCGTACAAGAAGGGAGCATCTCTTCATGCGTCTCAGTTGTCGACAGGATGATTTCCAAATCAACCAACGATACTTGGGTCCATGATGAGAAAATGTACTTACAAATGATGCAAAGAAAGTACGGATACACAGATCAATAATACTTAAAGGATATCGCCATCAACAAATAAACAGGCAAACCAGTTCTCTCACTCGGAGCAATGCGAACTGGTGACTGCAGAAGCTTCAGATGACACTGATAACGCGACTGGACCCCAACAAAAATCCCCCAGTCACCACCGTCGTACTCCACAATTTCATTTCGGGATGATCAATCAACCCCGAGTCCCCTTGACGTAATGCCTTTTAGGTGATGAATCGGTCAAGGTCCATAGTCCGGTGGCATCAGCTCGTCTCTCGAGCGACACAGACTCGAAGCAAATACCGAGTCGAACCATCTTACTCCCTTCACAAACATACCCACCTGCGCGGGTCATGCGTAGGCGTCGAAGAACGACACCCTCCCCATTTAGCACTTTCTGGGTTAGAGAAAGGCCAGGTCCAAGCCCTGTTCAACTTGGCGCCGGCACAGGCGAGATTGCTAGGAGTGGGTTCGCCGTGACCACCTCCGAATTCTACAGCGGATAGGAAAAGCGCTCAGCAATGAGCGGAACCGGCCGAATGCGGTTCTTCCTAACCAAGGGTTCTCCTCGAATCCAGGCATCGCGCCTGGCCTAGGGGAGTTCCCTTAGGAACTAAAAAAAAAAAAC